AGCTTACCCAATGAATACAAGACCATCTGATGTAACTCTTCCATAAGGATTTTTAAATGTCTACGTACGAAAATTTACATGGCAGAAGAGTCAACGTTGTATCATCAAACCCTTCTAATCCAAAAGAAGGAGAGGTGTGGTATAATTCAACTCTAGGATTGCTTAAAGGTTATGTGTTAGGACCTGCAACAGTAGAGTCCGCTGGTAATGTTAATACTCAAAGAACTCAAATGGGTAGCACTGGTACTGTTACTGCAGGTTTAATATTTGGAGGAGAAATTCCAGCCTCCCCTTATCTTACTGGAGCAACAGAAGAATTTGATGGTTCTACTTTTTCTAATGGAGGTACATGTCCAGCTCAAAAAAGTGATATGCACTCTACTGGAACTCAAACAGCAGCATTATGGGGTGGAGGATCACCTACTAGTTCAGCTTCATATGAATACGATGGTTCCTCTTGGACTGGAACTGGAGCTATGCCTTTTTCTAATAGAAATACTAAAGGAGGTGGTGTAGGAGTACAAACCGCAGCTTTACAAGTTGGAGGATTTATATCTCCAGGTAATTATTCTAGCGTTATGTGCACATATGATGGATCTAGTTGGACAAATATACCACAAACTTTTCCTAATGGTCCGTTAACTGGAGGTATGGCTAGTTGTGGAACTCAAACAGCATGTTTATCAACTGGAGGTCCACCAAGCTCTACTAACTCTCAAAGTTGGGACGGATCTAGTTGGACAACTGCAGGTTCGTTAAGTATTGGACGTTCTGCTCATAATCAACAAGGAACTGTAAGTGCTGCTAACGCAATAGCTGGACACCCTGCTAGCCCGGGATCTTATAGCACAGAAATATTAACTTGGGATGGATCTAGTTGGTCAACTACTTCATCAACACTTTCTACTGGTCGAGCACAAGCGGGAGGTTTTGGAGCGGCTGCGGCAGCGGGAGTTGCTGCTGGGGCACCAGGTCCACTTTCTTCAAGTGAAATATTTACTGATGCAGCTGTGGCTACTAAGACATTGACAACGAGTTAATAAAGTATATATTGCTGAATGAAAGGATTATTATGACAGAAAAAAGAAATATACATGCACTTATAGAAAAAGAAGCACCAAGCTTAAATAATTTATTAGATCCAAATGATGTGAAAGAATTTAAGGCTATGACAGCCGAGCTTCGTGACACATGGACCAAGAAACAAGTATTTAGAACAGAAACAGAAATGAGAATGTCTGTTCTTCAAGATATGAAATATCCAACAAAAGCTGCAAAGTATTGGCAGTGTGTTAGAGAGCAAAACGTATTCTTAGAAAATTTAATGAGTTTATCTTTTGATTGTAGACGTAAAGAAGCAAAAATTAAATGGTTAGAAAAAAAGATTGAGACAGAACAAGACGATTATAAATTAACAAAGTATCAAATAGATTTAGATGAAGAGAGATATGGTTTAGCTAATATGCAATTAGTTGCTAAAGATAGAATGAGAGAAATTAAATTATGGTCTACATTAAAAAAAGAATTTGATGATGGAACATTTGACACAAAAGATGTTAACAGACACCAATTAGATTCTTATCATTTAATAATGAAAAACAAAGCAGAAACATTAACTTCTGGTTCTAGTCAACCTGAAGTGTTTAATGTGTTAGGTCAATTAAAGAGCATAGAAAGAGTTAAAAAATCAGGAGAAATGATTTACAATAAGAAAGAGCAATTAACAGATGATCTTGGAGCAAAACCCAAAGTTTAATTTTATATTTTTAGGTCAATCAGTATTAAAATATGAAGTGCCCTTAGAAATATTTCATATAATTAATTCAATATACGAAAATAAATATCCTGAATTAAAACCTGCTAATAAACAACTTGTTGGTAAAATAGAAAAAGAACATAGTTTGTTTTTTGATGGTGAAGATGGTCCTAGAATGACAAGACACAACCATCTTCCAACAAGTGTGTTAGTATGGTTTCGTGAAAAATTTAAACATTATTTAGAATGGAATAAAACAAAAAATTTTAAAATGCATTTAAATTCTATATGGGTAAATCAAATGTTTGAAAACGAATACAATCCAATACACGTGCACCAAGGATCATTGTTTACAGGTTTATCAAGTGTTATGATTTTAAAATTACCACAAAGTTTTGGTGTAGAATATTCTTCACCTGATCAACCACAAAATGGTCGACTACAAATACTAGGTTCTTCTAGTGGTATGTTTGCAAATGTAGATTATCAACCAGATATTAAAGAAAGAGATTTTTTTATTTTTCCATATGATGTGAGACACTGTGTTTATCCTTTTAATGGACCTGGTTACAGAAGAACACTAGCAGCAAATATGGATGTAGAATATAACCCAATTCAAAATAGAGGAGTAAGCTAATGTACGAAAACAGACACATCACAGAACCTAAATGGAAGAGTTGGATAATACAAACAACCACACCATTATTTACACCAGATCAGTGTAGACAAATTATTGAATGTGGTAGACGTCAACCACCACAAAAAGCACAAGTTGGTATGAATAAACCTGGTGGTGGGACAGACACAAGTAAAAGAGTTACAACAATATCTTGGATACCATTTAAAGAAATGGCACATATGTATCGTGACCTTAATAATTTTATACAAAAAGCAAATGAAAATCATTTTGGTTTTGGAGACATACAAGTAACAGAACAAGCACAGTTTACAGAATATCCAGAGGGAGGTTTTTATGATTGGCATATGGATTGTGATGTGAACATGACTCACGAACCACCTGTTAGAAAAATATCTATGACACTATTATTAAATGATCCATCAGAGTTTGAAGGTGGACACTTAGAACTAATGGCTCCTGGTAAGTTTGCAGAATTAAAACAAGGACATGCAATAACTTTTGCATCTTTTTTAAATCATAGAGTACAACCAGTGACACGTGGTGTTAGACAATCTCTTGTTGTCTGGTTTGGAGGTAAACCATTTAGATGATTGATAATACAGAACTTTATGTTTTTAAAAATTTTTTATCTTCTGAAGAGTGTGATGAATATTATAAAAAAATATATGATATTGGTCCACAACCAAAAATGTTAGATTTTGAAATTATTACTGTAGATTTAACAGGAGATCCAATTGGAGAAAAGGTTAAAAATTTTCTTAATAAAAAATTTTTAATTAATTTAGATTTAGATCAATTACAAATACAAAATTGGCATGTTAATAGTTTTGGAAATTTACACACACACTATAATCCAGGAAGAGAACATATAATTTATACCAGTTCTTTATATTTAAATGATGATTTTTTGGGAGGAGAATTTATAACTGAAGATGGCAAAAAATTTAAACCTATAAAAGGAGCCTTAACTTTTTTTAATGGTCAAAAAATAAAACATGGTGTCAACCCCGTTTTTAAAACAGACAGAAAATCTTTAATATTTTGGTGGAGGGGTCAATGATTAAAGAACAATTTTTTCCAACAACTATATATGGTAAAGATGTAAAATTAAATAATCAACTTTTTGCGAATGAGATTATAGAGTGGTCTAAACGAGATCCTGGTGTTAAAAAAACAAACCGTAATGGGTGGCACTCTACAACTGAAATGCACAAGATGCCCGTATACCAACCTTTAGTAAATGAATTGTTTGTAATGATGAATGATATATGGAAAGAAGAATGGTTAGATAGAGAACCTGTTTTAGGTAATATGTGGGCTAATATAAATCCACCAGGTGGATCTAACGCTCCGCACATACATCCTAATAGTTTATTTAGTGGTGTGTATTACATAAAGGCTCCAAAAGAATCTGGTAATTTAATATGTAATGATCCTAGACCAGGCGTACAATTAAATATGCCTGCAAGAAAAAAAGGTCAACCACCAAAACATTTATGGAGAGAAGTTCATTTAGAGCCTGTTGAGGGTAGAATTATAATGTTTCCATTTTATCTTTGGCATAGTGTTGAACCTAACAAATCAAATGATATAAGAATATCAGTAAGTTTTAATTTTATACAACATGGCTTTCAATAAATATCAAGTAATTAAAAACGCAGTGCCTTATGAGTTGGCTAATTTTATATTTAATTATTTCTTGCTTAAAAGAGACGCTGTAGATTTTATGTATAAAAATAACATAACTTACGATAACGGTTCTCTTGGAACATGGACTGATAAACAAATTCCAAATACCTATTCACATTATGCAGATATGGTGATGGAGACTTTGCTGATGAAAGTATTACCAAAAATGCAACAAGAAACAGGTTTACAACTAATACCAACTTATTCTTACGCTAGAATCTATAAAAGAGGAGACATATTAAAAAGACACAAAGATAGGCCCTCTTGTGAAATATCTACTACACTAAATCTTGGTGGAAACCCTTGGCCTATATTTATCGACGGTACGGGGGCTGACAACGTCGTAGACGAGTATAAAAACATTATTAAGCCCGGAGCCCCAGAAGGCACTAAAGTCTTGCTTGATGTTGGGGATATGCTGGTATATAGTGGCTGTGAACTCGAAC